CTTTGGCCCATTGCCACCCAACAATGCCCATTGTAAGAAAGTAAACACCCAATGACTAACAAGCAAACCAGTGTCAGTTTTGCTTGACCTCACACACGCCATATCTATACCATTGATAAATTCGTAATTTGTCTTTATCAATGCAGTGGCCACCGCACCTGGTGTTTGCAACATGCTATTTCGTCGTCGCAACAGCTCTATTGGCCATGCAACTCTATCCCCAAGTAACTTGTGGATGTAGCGCAAGGCAGGTGATGTCATGAATCGAGCAGAGAACACTTGTGGTAACATTGACATACATATCAAAACAACCTCCAGAGCCTTTGGTTCAGACACATGTACAACATCTCTAACATCCCCAAACTCATCCAATGCTTGCGACATGTACTCTAGTACCTCCTCTTCTGCCTTAGATCGGTCACTGGCACCTTCTTTAACCTTCCTAGTGTACCATGCTCTCATAATAGCCTTATATGGTGGCACTTTTACACCAAGGTCACGCCTAGATTTTGCCTGCAACCTTCTAATCGCATTAACAGTCACTCTGTACACGTCTTCATGGTGAGCGGTCAAGTACAAGTACGACAAGAGCCTCCTTGCCCTAGCTTGGTGATCTCTAAGGGGCTGGGGAGCAGCAATCTTCCCAAGCAGCCTGTTCTTGTCATGGCACGTCATGAATCGAGGGGGTTTAATCCCATACTTTTCAAGCTTTGCCGCCTCCGTCTGATGATCCAGTACAATGCGCTTAGCTAAGAAGCTTGCCTCATGTAGCTCATTCGAGTTAGATTCATTTGTCAAGGTCACACCTAACTTTGAAAACTCCTTCATCCATGCATCAGGGTTCCAACCAAAGTCATTGGGATCCCAAGACAAAATATGGTCATCAGCCTGATTTGAAAGAGTGTTGTACAGATTGAACTCCTTGACGGACTTTCCAGTTATCCGTCTCCATGATGCAAGATATAGCACAACAAGAGCAACACTGTTATCAACTGATGTGTTACCTTGTCCAGTTGCACCCCCATCGCCCTTGTATGTCACCTCACCAGTGGACTTGTATGCTAAAGGCATTGTCATCAATTGGTCATATGCAATGTCAATCATATTGCAAATTTGTGCATAATCCTTATGTGAGGAAAAGCCTCGCTTCCTACATGCTTTGATGACATCAAAGATTTCCCTGGAATATGATGAATCTGCCAACTTCAAATCGCCATTGAAATGATTCTTCCTTTTAGAATGATCATTCCATATGTC